ACCTTGTCATCAGTGATGAGGCTTTGCAGTTTCTCAACCGCCATTGGTACAGCGTGACCTAATGCCGCCCGTGTTGCCTCATCTATATGCTGTGCCAGTTTCTTTTTGAGTTCATAGCCTTGCTGTTCTGCTGTTGCTGGTGAGTATCCAGCAGCTATTGCGGCACGTGTTGCATTGCCCGACTGACTAAAGTTTTCCACAAACGCAATCTGTTTATCTGTAAGGGTTTTTGTACTCATACACTCATTATAACCTAAAGCAGGTGACGTTCAATAAATTAATGTAAATAAATTCTTGCGTATATTTTAAAATGTATTATATAATTAACCTACATTAACAACGAACGGAGTATTAATCATGAAGGCACATTATAACTTAGTCACTCACGCAGTGAAAGATATGGGTTACACCGTATCAGTTTGGGATGGTGAAGAATGGCAGGTCAAACGGTCAACATCTTTGCCAGCAATTAAAGACGCAATGGAATCAGTAGACGAATCACAGTTATTGTTCCGTGATGCTGATGGCAACGATATGGGCTGGGCGTTTATCGTTCTTGGCAACGATGGCGGTGATGAAGTTTCTGACTATAGCGTTAGCCGTGAAGCAGTCACATGGATTGACGATTGGTTTAATCGTGTAGTGATGGCGGCTTAGATGTTGGGCGTTCTTAAATACACATTGGGCGGCATTATAGCAGTTGGCTATATTGTCGCTGGGATTGGAATTCTTGATTTTGTGAATACTGACATTGCAACCAGCAACCTGACTGATTGGGTTGTCTGGGGAACGTCTACAATATTCACGCTAACAGGGTTCTTTGTTTTAATGACTATGGCGAGGGTGGTTAAATGATTATCGGTGGATTTAGCATGATAGATCGAGGCTTTGCGATAGAAGTTAGCGAGTTTGAAGCTGGCTGGTCATTTTTGTTGCAGGGTGATGATGCTTATCATTTTCGCAATGAATGGCAGTTAGCTGATTCGCTTGGTTCAAGTTTTGGCACGTTTTTGCGTGACCATGAATATTATCAATTGTTTCAATAGGGGGAAATTATGAAGACAACAATGAAAATTATGGGAGCTGGCTTGGTCATCATTGGTTTGATGGCCGTTGCTGGTTCTGGCGGTGATTGTGATGGTCATTGCATGGAAAATGCAAACAGTCTGGGCGATATGCTTTTAATATCGGCTGGCGGTATTATTGCGATGTGTTTTGGTGGATTTTTAGTCTGGATGTCTGAAGATGAATAATCTGCATAAAACAATAGCTGGCTTGTCTGATTCTGAATTGGACAAGTTAGCTGATTTATTGGTTGAGCAATCAACCGACAAGGCTAGTCGTTTGGCAACCGTCATCGGCTGGGGATTACAAGACAAACACAGAAGGGAAGAAACAATGCTTAAAATGACAAACGAAATAAACGGAACACATTTGCAGGGGAAATTCATCATGCCTTATGAGGCTTTGATAATTGCTCTAGGTCAACCGCATTACAAATTCGACAACTTTGACGATATAGAAAACAAAATAGACGTTGAATGGTCGTTTGAATTGCCAAGCGGTTTGATTGCAACGGTTTACAATTGGAAAGATGGCAAGGCTTATCTAGGTCATCAAGGCACACCAGTTGAGCAAATAACCAGTTGGCACGTTGGCGGTCATCAAATGGACGCTATGCACGAGATTGTAGATATTATTAATCTTAAACTAGAAGAAGCAGGTTACGAGTTAAACGGGGGCAATCATGGGATATGATAAATCTGCATTAATTAAGATTGACAAGGAATGGATAGAATCAATCGTCAATCAAAAATTTAAAGAGTTATCACCGTCACAAAAAAAAGATGCGGTGCGGTTTATTGTTAACCATGATGGCAAATTATATAGCGGCATCAATCAAGCTATATGCGATTGCGTTAACGAATGGAAGGGCTGGAACAATGTTGAAGGCAAATCCATTCCGCAGCTAGTACGGAAAAAGGTCAAATGATTTATTTCAATATCGTTTGGCGGTTAGCGATTGCCAGTTGGTTTGTCGGTGTGTTTAGGCATATGCCTGATTTACACGGCAAACTAGCGGCAGGTGCTTGCATAATTTTAATTATCATGTGGGCGGTTCATGCGTTCACTGTGGAAAACAACAAAAGGAAGTAAAACAATGACAACGAAAAAACAAGCAGTAGAAGAATTGAAGCGAATTGTAAGCAAGGGCGATACAATTTATTTTATCGTCAAGAATGTATCAAATAGCGGTATGTTCCGCCATATTGATTTCTATCATTTTGGCATCAAAGATGAATTTGAAGAAGGTCAAGACCGTATCATACGCCATTGCCTGACGATGCTAATGTGCGATGCTCTTGGTTACAGGTTTAAGAATAAAACCCGTTGTATGGGTGTTTCTGGCGGTGGTATGGATATGGGTTTTCATGTAATCCACCAACTAGGGCATGAATTGTTTGATGATGGTTATGCCTTGAAACATCAAATCTTGTAGTTATTCGTAAAACTTATTAAACCTATTAAACGGGTTAGGCTTCGCAGTCTGACCTGTTTTTTTTACGCAACCACATTTGCAGCCGTCTAAAGACAAGGCATCTAACGTTTGCTCTAACAGTTCTAATTGTGTTCCAAATGTTCCCGTGAATTCTGCTGGCGAATGATGATAACCATAATGCCCCCTATGATGCACATAACAAAGCGGTATAACTTCGTAATGGCTTGAACGTCTGCCCATTCCCGTTTGATGCTTGATGTGGTGTAGTTCTGTTGGGCTGTCATAGTATCCTAGTTGGGCACAAGCAATGCAGCCCAATTCTGCAACGCAGTTCATGTGCAGTTTTTCCCGTGCTGTTTTAGCCTTTGGCATTGTAGTTTTTCTTTTCTATGGTTTGGTTGATCATGTTTGTCTTCCATCGTTCAAAATTAATATCAACGATCTTTTTTTCCCACGCCCATTTTGATTCTTCATGAATGGCAATTCCCAACGCCTCAATATGTTCTTGGTACGATGGATGAGCACGGGCTTCTCTTTCTTGGGCTGCTGCGGTCTTCTCACCTGCAACTAAAAATTCCTTCATTAATTTAGACAATAGAATTTGCCTTCCGTACTCTAACACGGAAAGCGTTTGCTTTGCTTTTGCGTGTTCTTCACCTATTGTTCTTAATTTATGTAACTGCTGCTCTCTAGCTTCTTCTGACATATGCACCCCCTTGTGATTTAGCTTTTTTAATTCTTAAATGTTGTAAAAACCCCTTCACTTCCTCACCCATTGGCATTGGATGAACACGTTTAGTATGTGGAAAGTGACCAAACTTTTCTTTAAACGTCCAGCTTGCCCACCCTTCTTTGTATCCCTTTTGCTTTGCATGAAATACAAGTTGGGCATAAAAGTTTTGCTTGTCGTTTGTAGTTACCTTTTCTTTTGGTAGTTCAACCAACCTGCCTTGCTTGATAAGCACCATCTTTTCTTGTGCTGTTGGTGCAAATCCACATTCAGGACATTCAATAGCACCTTTAAATGGTTTGTAGACCGCTTGACACTTGATGCAGGTGAATGGCTGCTTCTCTATTGGTTGTGGTTCTTTCTTCTTTGAATCAATGACTTTGCCATCAGTTAATATCCATTCAGGCGTGTCTTCAGGAAAACCATGCTCATAAACACAACCGCTATGGTCTATAACTAACGTGTCTTTTTTGCCCTCAAATGGCCTAAGACTACGCCCAACCATTTGCAGATACATTGCATATGACTTAGTTGGTCTAGCTAAGATTACGCAACTAACTTTGGGTTCATCCCAGCCTTCAGTAAGAACCTGACAATTTGCTAACACTTTTATTTCACCTGTATGCAAATCGTTAAGCACCTGCTCACGCTCTATTTCAGGCATATCACCATCAACATGACCTGCTGCTATGCCATTACGTCTAAAAATTTGTGCAACATAGCGACTGTGGGCAATAGATGTGCAAAACACTACTGTTGGTCTGCCTTCTGCAAACTTTAACCAATGCGTAACTAAATCACCCACTAATTTAGGTTTGTTCATACGTTCTGATAGGCTGCCCTTCTCATAATCACCGCCTATTATTCTTATCCCTTCAAGATCAGGCATTGTTGGTGCAACTATTCTTGTTGGTACAAGGTGACCTTGATCTGTAAGTTTTCTTATGCTCCCACATTCAATAAGATCGTCATACATAGACGCTAACCCCTTGCCATCTGACCTACATGGCGTTGCAGTCAATCCAATTACATACGCATTGGGGTACTCAGCTACTAAATCACGGAACGATTTACTGACAGACCTGTGTGCTTCATCCAATATGATTAAATCAGCATCAGGCTTCATGAAATACTCGTTATCTTTACGTGCATTGAACGTTTGAACGCTGGCAATGGTAGTTCTTGCATAACCGCCTGACTTGCCAGCCATCAATAATGCGTGGTTTACTTCAAAATCATGCAGTTTATTGCTACATTGCATGACAAGTTCACGCCTATGAGCAACAAACAGACATTTTTTTAGCTTTTCTGTAGCTTGTTGTATCATTGCTGATGCAATTACAGTCTTTCCGCTACCTGTTGGGCTTACAAGTAAAACTTTCTTGTTACCATTACGAAAACTGTTGCGTATATTTTCTAGTGCTAACTGTTGATAATCACGAAGGTGCATAGCGTTTCCATATATCTCTTACCTGAAACATAACTTCATTCATGTCTTCAGGTGGGTTACAGGCGTTTGCAAATGATTGTGCTTCTGCTTGTGCATAATCATAACTTTCGCCACGCATACGAATTGCAATCAACATTTTAACCAACGCTTCATGCCTATCGCCCTCACCTACACCATAACGTAAAGTGCCAGAATACTTGCCTTTGTACATTGAGGGTTTGTAATCTACCTTAACCCGTGTCACTTCAGGACGCTTTAAACCAAGGCCATCCCTTATTTCTGCCATAGAATAAGGATCAGCATCCATCATCTTGTGTATTTTAATTGGATAAGGCTGCTTTTTGTTGTGAAAAAAACCAGCAATCCGCATGACACGTGGCAAATCTTTAACTTTGGGGTCTGCATCAAACTTTGCAGCCAATGCCTGTTGATACAATGTAAAACTTTCAAGCGGCATATCATGCACCAACCAATACACATGGTATTTATCAGGTGATGTATTGACTATCATATGAGGCTGCAAATCAAACTTACTAGGCAATGGTGCACCATCCAAATCAATGAACACTGCCCTTACTTTAGTAATGTTTTTAGTAGTACGCCCTAGTAAATCAGTTTGATTGACTGTGAAAAATACACCTGCACCACGTTTGTTAAGATTCCATAATTCTTTTATGTGCTGCTCAAGTGTTCCATGCAACTGTTTGACCAACCGTTTGTCTTTGCCTTTATCATCAAACGTTTGAAAACTATTTTGTTTGCCGATCACATCCATAAAGTAGCCATAATTACTTATCGGATTGTACATCACTTGCCCCCCATCTAGCCTCAGCACCTTTTTTACCTGCTGCCTGACGCTTTTTACGGTTCAATTCTTGTTCGATCCGTTCTTCTTCTGCTTGTATGCACACCAAATAAACAAGACCATCCTTGTCCTTAACTTCTTTAAACAAAGGTTTTATTTTTGGCAGCATCTTTTTGATTTTATCTATAGTGCAATTACACATCTTGGATAAAATTTCGTAATCCATAGGCACACGAAACCCACGCCAACAATGGCAATAAAGTAGTACGTAAGCCCCTTGTTCTTCTAGTGACATCTTCATACGTGAAGGTTCACTAATCCAATCGTTTGCGTAGAATTGAAACGCTGGTGATTGCTCGTCATTTTTGCGTTTTCTCATAGGTTCATCATTTGTAAATGTTAATTTAGGTTAATGTTAACCAAATTGGTGATGCCTGTCAACCTTATCTTGGGATGCAGGTGAAGTTGAAGGTGAAGATGAAGATGAAGGGGATTAAATCGCATTAGCTTTTTATAGGTAAGCTATGGCATTGCTATACGATTGGCAAAGGCGGGTGGAAGGGGAAAACAACGGAGCAAAAAACCCCAACCACCACAATGTTAGTTTATCAAATTACTGTACAGTCGTAACCTTTAAATCTGGCCTGATGTACTGTAGGTCAAAATCACCTAGTTCTGCTATTTGATACGCTCTCAATTGTGGTATTACATCCCATTTAGAAACCGCAGGGTGACTGATGCCAAGCATACGTGATAGATTCCTACCACCGTACTTCTGCACAATCTCTACTTTTCGTTCTTCTGCTAAAATACGCAGTGATCTGTTATCCATAACCAATTTTTCTGTTGTTGTAACGTAAGTAAATACTACTCTTTGTGTTAACTATTGTCAACTTACTTGACATATGGGTTAACTTTGATTAACATGGTGGTTCAAATAGTAAATATACAAAAAGGAAAAGATATGACATCAATTATAGCAACAATGGGTCAAGGCGGTGAAGGTCGCTACCCTGATGTATCCGTAGGGGTACACAAAGCAAGGTGCGTCAAGGTCATTGATCTTGGTACACAAAAGAATGACTACCAAGGTGACATCACATGGAAGCGTCAATGTATGCTGATATGGGAAGTGCCATCAGAAACCAACGGCAACGGTGAACCGCTTACTATTAGTAAGTTCTACACCATTTCACTACATGAAAAATCTAACTTAGGTAATGACCTTACGGCATGGCGTGGTCGTGCTTTTACTGAATTAGAAAAGCAAGGCTTTGACATTTCAAAGTTAGCTGGCGTTCCTTGTATGATGAATGTTGTTGAAGGCAAGAATGGTAGACCACGTATTTCTACCCTCATGCCATTGCCTAAAGGTGATGAAATGATTGAGCAGCACCATAGCACTGTCATATTTAGCGTAGACGATTATCAAAAAGGTAACCGTGACGCTTTTAATGCGTTGCCTGATGGTATTCGTGCAATCATTTTACGCTCACAAGAGTTAGCAGATAGCCAAGATATGGGTGACGATCACAATGGCGGTGATGTTCCTTATCCTGATGTTTCTGATGACGATGTACCGTTTTAGGGGGTGATATGAAAATAACTAACTTACAAAACTTGCCTCAAGCTATCGTAAATGCGGTTATCAATGACCCTTATGATGGTAAAGGTAGTGATATATCAGCAACCCGTTTGCTTGCACCGCCACGTATAAACATTCTAACTAAAAAGCATTGGGATAAGTTAGAAGAAGATGCTGCTGATCGCATATTTAGTTTGCTTGGTCAGTCTGTGCACCACATCATTGAACGTGCAGCACAAGAAGGTGACTTGTCTGAAGAACGTGTGTTTGTAAACAACGAACAAACAAACGGCTGGACTGTATCAGGTCAATTTGATTACTTAACTAAAGATGGTGACTTAATTGACTTTAAAACTACGTCTGCATGGGCTGTAGTTGATGCACTAAAGAACGGCAAATCAGAATGGGAAGCACAACTAAACATTCTTGATTGGTTAATTAGACATAGTGAAACTAAATTGCCCATCAAAGTAAAGTCACTTTCTATTGTAGCTATCTTACGTGATTGGTCTAAAATGAAGGCGTTAACATCTGTTGACTATCCAAAGCAGCAGGTAGTTACTATTCCTATTACTATGTGGTCAGATGCAGAACAAGACGCATACGTTCAAGGTCGTATTGCATTGCATCAAAGTGCTGCATTACAGGAAGAACCGCCTATCTGTAGTCCTGAAGAACGCTGGAACAAACCAGACACTTACGCTGTAATGAAAGATGGTCGTAAGTCTGCTGTACGTTTGCTTCCGTCAATGGATGAAGCTAAACAATTTATCAAAGATAACGGTATGTCTGAAGGTAAAGGATGCAAGATCGTGTTACGTGCTGGTGAAGATACTAGATGTGCTCATTATTGTGCTGTTCGTGATTACTGTACACATTGGACAAAGGTATCGTTCTAATGGATAAGCCCTTCGTCTACACACAAGACCGTCTTGTTAGGGGTATCCTAAAAAGAATGGCTAAACGTGCGGATGAAGGGCTAACTACTTATGGCGGCACAATGGAACAAGCCAGCAAACCATTAGTTGAATGGATAAATGACGCTCAAGAAGAATTAATGGATACCTTAGTTTACCTTGAGAAAGTTAAGATAGAATTAAACAACAAAGATTAAGCAATGCCGCATGATGCCATCCTACCAGCTAATTCTTCACAACGTTCTGGCGTTTGAGTAAACCATCTGCTATCTAACATTTCATCTGACGCATCTACAAAGTCATGTTCTTTTAAAGCAGCCCACATATTTTTGAACCGTGATACACCCCGTGTTCCTAATTGGAATACCATTTCAATAACAACTTCTTGTGCTTGATTAGGCAAGTTGTAGCCTTCCATCAGTTCTTGTGCTTCAATAAAAGAACGGTCAAAATCTACATCAAATTGTTTGTCTAAAAGATCAACGCTGTATTGTTGCCCTTCTTGGTATTGATCGTCTTCTGTAATTAAATGACCATAACCAATAGTAGCTTTGCCAAGACTATCTTTGTAAATAGTATCTCTAAAGCCTTCATGCTCTTTGATTCTATTTTTAAGTTCTTCCCATTCAAGTCTTTCGCTGGGCATTTTGTATTCCGCCATGTTATTTCCTTCCAATTTTAGGAAAACCCTTTTTCATATTCCGATAATTTTCATCAGATATAGTAGATTTTTTCTTAGTACGTGATGTGCCAGCAGCTTTCCTTTTATTTATATTATAATACAAACCTTTTTTTGCCATAGTTAATCCTATTTGTTGTCGTTACGCCATTCAAGAATAGATATTCGTTTATCTAATTCATAAATTTTTTGTACCAATTCATCCTTAACATCCATACGTGCAATAGCATTGTCTGGCGATGGGATAATTTGATTGTCCATGTCTACAAGTATAGACATCTTTTGGTGAAGCACTGATACTTGGTCACGCACATCCATCATACTTGAATATAGAAAACCTAAAGCTGCTAACAGCAATGGTGCTATGGCAGTGGCTACCTTTTTTAACAAGTCAGACATAGTTATTTCTCTTTAATAAAAAATATCCTATGACGCACAAAATTGCAATAATTCCTAATGCAAGTACAGATATGCCTATTGCTTCTAATGTTGCTCTACGGGCTTGTATGGCCTTCCTACGGGCTTCTTGACGGTCTTTCTTGATCTGTGTTCGTAGCCGTATAAGTTCTTGCCATGCGTTTAGACCACGTGTGTATATAATAATCTGACGCAGTTCATTTTCCATATCTTCAGCACGTTTTTTAGCAATGAATGTTTCCATTGCTTCTTCGTTTACTGAACGAAATGGTTGGTTTTTTTTCTTTTGATGGTTTTCTTTGACAGCATCAATGCTATCCCAAAGTGAGCCAATATCTTTTGCTAACGATTGTATTTCTTTACCTGCGGAAACACCTGCTTTTATCGCTGAAAACGATGCTACAGCTATAGATAAAGGGTCAACCACATCATCACTTCTTAAACTTCGTCATTGCGTTAATACCAAATGATCCTGATACAATTGCAAGAACGATGTACCAAAACATTTCAGGTGCATTGCCAAGCATTACCCAACCTTCTGCCATATATGGTTGTGATTGAGGTATAAAATGTGCCACCATAATTCCGCTAAAAACTAAAGTGAGCCATTCGTCTTTCCAAGATGATGATGATGCGTTTACTTGTGCAGTTTGTACCTGCATACCTGCTTGTATTTTTGCAACATCTACAGTAGAAGCAGCTTCTATTTCAGCAGCACGAATAATTTTTTTCTTTTCCATGTTGTGCTTTACAGCACCAATGGTTGCGTCTGCTACAGCAGATACAATAGGGTTTTTAAATAGACCTGCAACTAAACCTAACAATGGAAACGCCATAATTATCCCCCCCTGTAAAATCCTAAAGTTGTTGCTAATGCTGCAACGATAGCACCAATAACAAAAACTGTTTTTATGCCACCTTTACCCATAGCTACTTGGTTCTTTAGTTCTTCTATGTCCTGTGAATTCTTCCTAATAATACATTCAATTTGATCTAGCTTTACCAAGACCACATCATCAGACAACCTAACATTAGTTGGTGTTTTTTTTGGTCGCCCTCTAGTTGCCATCATTATTTACCTATCATTTTTTTTAATATTTTTTTGTAATTGATTTTGAAGTCTACCCATTTCAAATAAATAGAGTTGTCGTATTTTCTGCAAACAAAATATCCAGCTACAAAACCTACACATATTGTGATTAATTGTTCCATTATGCTTGGCTCTCTGACCACGATATACGTGCTGATGAATTGAATGGGTTGGATGCTGATACAGTAGAAGGGTCTTCTGTTAGCCTTACTACCACGGTTACAATATCTGGCCCATCAGGGAAAGTATTATCACCACCCATAATAGCGTTACCTAACGTAGCAACTTCTGCCAATTGTTCTGTAGTCAATACAGGCTGTCTAGCTGATGCACCTGTACCACCTTGCACACGGAATCTGTAAACATCTGTACCGCCTGTAATACTATCACCTGTTCCGTGGAACACTAACTGTGATAATGAAGGATTTTGTACAGAATTCCAATCAACGTTATCAACTTGCCCATTTAATCGTAACGAAACTTCTGCTGCGTGAGTGGATAAGATGCCTACAGAATTTAAGATAAGCTGCATACGGTTGATAATTTCACGCTCACCTAAGTTACCAATTGTATTGGTATCTACGGATGGTGCTAATCGTACAGTAATTAGCGGTACATCAATATTAACAGGGGTTGATGCTGCCGATAAAGTTACTGTGTAAGTGCTATCTGAACCTGCTGTTGTTGATGGTTGTTTATCAATAACTACAAGGTTACGTGTAGATTGCCCTGAATAACTGTACCCTTGTGACGAAAGAATGTCAGGCAAGTACGGTTGTTGTGGGAAATTATTATCTTGAGGGTTAACAACCTTTGTATTGCTTTGTAAGTTTGCACCAGTAATTACCTGACCTTCTGTTAGCTGGTTGTAAGAAGATGACTGATTGGTTTCTAAAGCCCAACCAATACGTCTTAGCCTGTTATTTACAAGACCATAATAATAATTACTACGGTAAGCTACTCGCCCTGTAACACTTACTGTTGCTGCACCTGTAACCTGTACGTCATTGGATGAAGCGGTAAAGATGTACGCTTTGTCATCATCATACCTACCGTCCATAATTACAGACGTACCCCAATGGGCTAGTGCAGGTACATATGTTGGTTTACCTACGTTTTGAATGTCGTAACGTGCTGGCATATTGCCTGAACGCATATACGCTTCTGTTTCTAAATTGTTGTGTATGAAAGCGTGTACGTATTGAACGTCACCTTCTTGGTCTTTAAATCCAAATCTAATTTTACCTGCACCGTACCATGAATAATCAATGTAAGCCATTTGGATAGTATGAATATCAAGGACATAACCTGTTGGCCCATTACCATCTGCTGTATCAATATTCCATTGTGATTGCGGCACACGTATTGTTTCAGTTATTGTAACAATTACGTTATTTGCTGAAGCACCACGATATGATGGAGCAATGTTTAAATTGTTATCATCACTAATCTTAGTGACAAGATAGCTTTGCCCACGAATAACAAGGTAACCACCCACTTGTGCCTGTGTAGAAAATTTAGTGTTTGTGCCTGTAACTGCACCACTGCCAAACGTTACACTGACTGATCCTGAAAGTTGCTTAATTGATTTTCTTCGGCATACGTACAAGTCTTGTCCATCGTACTCAAAGAACATACCGTTTTGATCATCAAATAAACCGCAACGCAAATGGCTGTTGTTCCAGCTATCTACTTCATAATGTCCATAGCCGCCTGTGCTAGTTGACGTTAGCGGATAGTAACTTGCAGTAAACGTTCCACTAGAAACAGTTTGAGAAATGTCTACTTCATACGTACCTAAACTGCCTGTAGTTCCTGTTAACTGTCGAACAATTTTGGTTGGCGTTGGTGTGCTAATAGACATACCAGCAATCAAGCCAGTAAGTGTAGCATTGTCTTGATACTCACTTGTGCTTGTTACTGTTAATGTTGTACCGCTTTGTGATCCAGTAATTTCTACTTCAGGAAATGCTATACGTACTTGGTAATCATCTACAACTTGGCTAGTTAAGTAACTTTTATTAAAGTAATTTAAGCCGCCTATTGTTGGAACATCTCTTACTGTTATAGGTAAATCAACGGACAAACGATGTGGGAATTTAGTGTAAATATATCCATACTTGTTACCGCCTGTTGTTGTAATTCTTTCAATTGGAACAGTTGGACTAAAGTTTACAGCAAAGGATACTTGAATACCTTTACCTGATTGGTAACGGAAATATTTACGTGTCTGACGTATCATCTGACTATCAGGGTTTGTTGAAGGTATAAGTTCTACACCACCATCAAAAGGTCTGTGCAATGCAAACCCATCTGAACGTAACAACAATGAAGTTCCTACAGAATATTCAATATCAGATAATGTACTTGTTACTGGTTCAGACAAATTAATTTTTGTTGGTGAAAGAACCGTTGCAACATCAACTTCAATAGTTGAACCCGTGCTAGTCAATTTCTTTAGAGTTTCGCTTGAACCCGTACCGCTAATTGCAATCTTGTTAGTGCCAGCAACGGCATCAGCGTTTGTTGGATAAAGTGACAACGTGTTTGCGTCTACAGTTTTGATGTAATAGAACACCCCACTTGTTAAACCAGTTCTTGATGTAGTTGCCTCGTAAATAACAAGATCACCATCAGTAAATCCATGGTTAACAGATGTATCAAAAGTATCGTTGGCATCATCCATTGATGATATTGTACGTTCTGTATATGCTTCAGGTTCGTACAATGAAATGTTGTCACCTGTTTTAAAGAACGATGTAAAGTTTGTATTACTTCCGTTTAACTTCACTGTTTCATTATCAATAGATACTGTGCCTTGCCCTTTTACTTCACCAATCAAATTGTTAGTAGAAAGCGTTGCTTGCCCTACGCCTTGTGATGTAAGGGTAATAGCTGTTCCATCAATTGCATCGTCATATGTTGCTGCTAAATGAATCCAATTTTTTGAATTACGTATTACATAATATACTGTTCCATCTACAAGACCACCTGTTGCGGTTGTGCCTTCATTGTATGTAACTGCATATCCGCTTCTAAAGAAATGATCAGCAATACGAATAGCATCGCTTTCAATGTACACTGAAGATGCTGGATCAAACGCAATTACCCTTGTAGGTATTTGACCACTAGCTTGCATTTCAAATGTATTAGAATCTACAACATTAGAAATGTTATACACACCATCTGATGCACCTGCTACTGATGCAGTAAGTTTTTGTGTACCTGTACCTGCTGCTGTTAAATCTACAATATCTGTTTGACGGAAACGTGATGTTCCTGAATACGGCAACCCAAATCGAATACGATCAGGCCAAGCAGCATTACTTTGTGCCCCTGCTAATGTACGGTACACATAAAAATAAGTAGTGTTAATAACTCTGATGTAATAAAAACCACCGTTACGCAATCCGCCTACTGCTGCTGCTGATGATGTGTATTGAACACGGTCACCTGTAGAAAACCCATGGTTTGATTTACGTACATAATCGTAATTGTATAAATATCCTGCTGTATTGTTGCCACTTGTAGCGTTGTTAACAGTAACGTCTGAACCACTAAATCCTGTTGCTGTTGTAGATAACTGCAAAGTATTTGTAGTTGGCTGTGCTACATAATAACTACCTGCATTAGACAACCCACCAATAGTTGTTCCGCTTTCATCTGTGTACACAACGGCATCGCCTTCACTTAGACCATGACCTTGTGTGGTAGTAGTTGGTGCTGGCGTGTTTGCAATGCCACCCATACCTGCGTGTACAGAACAATAATAGTAAAGCTGTGCTGTGCTTGATGGCACAACGAATGTCACTGTTGCACCTGCATCGCCTTGCGTACCTGATACTGTTATACCAGTAGTATATTCGCTACCGCCACCGTGTGTGCCATCTGCTGTTGTGCTGAATTTTAATGGGTGACCTGCTGCTGAAGCGTCTGATACATCAAATGTGTATGTAGACCCTTCACGTAATTCTAATGTATCTGCTTCTTGCCCATTAATATAAAAAGCGTTTGCTGCTGGGTCACTTGCTTTTGGATTAACAGTTACAACGTATGTAACAGTTTCCGCAGCCTGTGTGATTGTTTGCGTACCGTCTAAATAATCTGCCCCGTCTTGGTAAGAATAACCTGTAAAATCTACTGTAGCACTTACCGAACCTTGTGATGATAGTTCACGTATACTGGTCTGGTTGTACTGACGAAATCTAATGCGGTTATCATTAACTACTTGTACTGTGTAATATTGATTACGGGTTAATCCTGATGGAACACTTGAAGATGAAGAACCAAACCTAATCAAATCCATGTCTTGCAAACCGTGGTTCGCATACCAAATAGAATTTCTTGTTGGGTTTAATTCAATAAGAACCATTGCACCATTTACTGTGCCACTATTAATATTTCGTGTAGCCCCATTTGGTGTGTATGCAAACTGACAAGTTGTACGCCCACCTGCTACAGTAACGTTCTTAGTATACAAGATAGTGCTATCTGGCTGTTCATATGTAGCCAAGTTGTCACTATTGTTCATGTAGGGCAGACCACCAGTAGTGGTGTAGTTCATAATCACTGCTTGGCTGCGGTCGGCTGCAATCAATGGCACTTCGTTAGCAAACCTAAGTTGCTCTTGTGCTGATGCTGTATATGCGTTGGTTGGGTCAAAAGCTGTTACAAAACAAGATCGTGATACGCCAGCAAATGTACCGTGGTTACTTAAATTCACCCTTCCGCCATTTAAGCTAGTTGATAAATAAATAGTATTAGCGTCTACAACATTAACGTAATATGGACGGGTATCTGTAAGACCGCCCATCGCACCATTACCATCGCCATGCCAATAGACAACATAATCATCATCTGCAAATCCGTGTGGGCCATCAGTAAAGGTAATCGTTTCTACGCCACCTGCCGTGTTTACTGTGATTGTGCTTGTTCCGCCTGTGCCTTGAACAAACCATTTAACATTAAGACCCACTGCTGGGTTATGAATGGGTTGCCAGTTCCAAGTATCAACAGCACCTATAGCGTGTGAATTAACTTCACCTGTAGGAACGTTAACTGTTGTTGACTTGCCTCTGTTAGCAAAATTTTCAAATGTAGTATTTGCTGAATTAAAATTAACAACTTTTTGACCTACGGAATTTGTAAGAAAGAAAGATGTTTCGTTATTAAATCCTAATGGAAAATCTGTTTGTACAGTTAGCTTTGAAGGGTTGGCATTGTTAGTAACAATTCCATCAATGTTAGCTAATTTAAATTCTGTACCTTGATAAATAGAACCTAAAAATATTTGTGTATAAGTTTCTTTAATATTTTGTGTAATAGGTATTTCGGCTTTTGCAGCATATTGGAACGTAGTTGCGTTAACAATTGTTGTAACAACAAACCCACCGTTACACGTGCTACGTGCTGTACCTTGCACAATAATAGGATTACCCTGCACAAGTTCATGGTCAATAGTAGTAACCACTGTGACAAGGTTACTGTTAGCAGTAGTCGTAATTGTTGATACATCTAAATCTGTATCACCGTTACGTGAAAAGAACGTAGGAATGTTTTTAATTAGTTCTAGTGTTTCCCATTTTGTATTTTGTAGACCGTATTCAAAGTCAGTGTCGATAAGGTTTTGAGGTTGGGATACACGAAATTTAGATACAGGGTCAGTGTACGTCTTGTCAGGACGCATTTCTGTGCTGTCTTTTTCAATAAAAATTTGCAGTTTGTCTGTATCAGACATTGATGTGGTGTCGTAATCAAGAACAAGAGTAGTTGTTTTGTTAGTTAGGTCTTGCGTAAATGACGCTGCACCACGTTCATCATCAGCAAATGCAAAGATAATTTGATTCGTAGTTACGTTGGTAATCGTTAAGAATCGGCTTTGACCGATCACATCATTTACAACTATGCTTTTAGCTGAAGCATCAAACGTGTATTTGTGTATTAATTTCTTTGACATTTTATACCCCTATCCTAAAGCTATAGCATAGATAATTGCATCTGATGCTATCCTTAATTTTTCATCGCCACCAGCATTTTCCACCCTCAAGTTTATGCCTAGACCGCCCAATAACTGTTCTTGTAATACGTTAGCATTTGTATCGTTAGTTGTCACCTTTACAACACCGCCACCTGATGACGCAGCAGCAGACGCAGCAGAAGCGGCTGCTGATGTTGCACTTGAATCTGCTTCACCTGCTTTTGTTGTTGCTATGCCAGCTTGTGTAGTTGCTGTATTACTACTTGATACCGCTACATCTTTTGCTGCTATTGCTGCATTTTTAGCTACATCTGCTGTACCTGCATGACCTGATGCAGTCGTGGCACTTGCTTCTGCCTCATTTGCACTGGTTGATGCTTCTGCTGCTTTTGCTGTTGCTGTTGCTGAAGCTGATGCTGCTGATGCGGCATCCACAATTAATGCCCACTTTGCTACATCTGCATTACTAGAAATAGGCGTTGAGCCTGTTGATGTGTGTGCAATAACGCAAAGATAAATGTTATCGTTGCTAGAATCTTTTACAATATCTCGCTCACCAAACTCTGTTGCTGTTGACCAATTGCCTTTAAAATCACCTAATGTTTGTGCAATTGACAATTCACCAACACTATCAAAGGCCAGCACTTTGTTTGCACGGTTAGCTGCATCTACAGTAAATTCTGTAGAAGACATAGTATTTGTTCTTGAAATCTTTATTGATCTATCAACAGCTTCTTGCAGTTCTTGTGCAATTGCAATTGACCTGTCAAACGCACCTTCCACGCTATCTGCTGTGAACGGATCGTTTTCTACAAGATCAAGTGTTTGTGTTTGGTTTGTTGCTCTACGTAGGATTACATTTGCTACGCCTGTTATTGGCTCGTTGCCAGACGTAAATGTAACGTTACCGCCAGTAGCTTCGCCTACTCCGCTAACGGTATAGTGTGTAGAAATCGTTTTAACAGTTTCAGTTCCGTCTGCCGCCCTTAGTATTACTTCAATGTCAGCTTCATTTAGAACCTTGAAGTTGTAAGGGAAGACAGCTTCAACCCCGTCACCATTATAACTATTCTTAATGATTGTTGTCGATATAGTCATAATCTTCCCCTAGTTTACCATTAAAATTATCATTTATGAACCGTTATTTTAGTTAACATCTTCACCTTGCTTTGGAAAATTAATAGGTATTTCCTCACCATCAAAGGTATTAAACTCACCTTCTACCTGCATACCCATTAATCTTTTAATCTCTTTTAACATTAACAACCGTTTTTTCTTATCCTTAGTTGTTATGTACATGGAAACTAATTCTGAACCACCTAGTTTTTTAGTTACCATTCTTTTAAACAACGGGTCTTGAAATATATCTTCTGGGAACAAAGCATTAAAAGCAGCATTTTCTTCATCGGTAATCGTATCTTGCTTACCGTTAAACAATTTTCTCTTTGCTTCTTGAGCCGCAACCCTCAAAGCTGCTTGGGATTTTTCATACAAATCCATGTCTTTCTTAAATGTGCTTGAATTACCTGCTGGTGTATCACCAATTTTAACAAAGTTTTGTATCAATGGCCCTGCCACTGGCGTGTTTAAGACTGATGCAAGACCTTCATATACTTCTTCCCGTGATACATCTTCCCAATTATACAAAGTGTTCCCACCATAATTGTTCCAAATATACCTGTATTTTTCTTTTGTAGTGTAATGGTTGTCTGCTTTCCATACGTCTTCATCAATAGCAAAATCACCTGTCCAACTACTTACAGGGTTTTCGCCATGGACAAACATATTTACTGCATCCAACATAAGTTCGGCAGCAGGGTTAGGCGACAACGCTGTGTTATCTACAAACGTAGACAAGAAATCATCAGGTGTGTCACCAATCATTGCATTAAAACCTTTATACCAAAGGTTATTAATAATTCTAGCGTTTTCGTCTTGCGGCAATCTCATGTAAACAGGAAGTTTTGATCCGTTATTAGGGTCTGTGTACCATCCTAAAGGTATCACTATGTAGTTAGCTTTATCGTAGTCAGATATACCCATGTAGAAAGCTGTGCCCCAAGCACCTAAAAAGTTTAGTTCTGCTGCTTTCTGTATCATTTTTGGCATAAGTTCGTAACCAAGATACTTCAGACCTACTGACTTAGGGTCTTCACGGAATCTTACGTAGTCACCCCTAATACCTTCTTTCATAGCATTGTAGAAAATTAAGAAGTTATTAGTAACTGAATGAAATTCTGATGTACGCAAAAACGCTGGTGAACCATAATCTTGCTGCACCTTGAGCATCATTTCACGCTCATTCATATTTAGCTTACCAGTTTTCACTGCATCTTTTATTGCTTTGTACGCACCAATTTTAGGCATACGATCTAATGCACGTGCTGTAACTTGCATACGAATTGCTACAGGGTCTATTATTTTGTTAAACCATTTTCTATGTTGGGCAGGTAATCCAAACTCCAACATATACTGTTCTAATATAGCTTGATCCCTTGATATATAGCCTTTTGATTCTGCATCCCTAACGGCATTTTTCCCTGCGTTAGTTTGGTATCCTTCCTTTGTAGACAACAAGAAACCGTTTCGCTCCATGTAGTTTACAATTTCTGTTTTGTTGCCGCCCATCATACCTTTAAAAGCATCTTTACTAGATGACATTATTCGATAGACCATAGCTTCTTTAGGATTACTAAATCCTTTAAGGTCTATTTTAGTAAAAAATGCTGCACCTTCTAAGTTACGTACAGTTCTTTCAATATCTCTTACTAAGTTCTTAGACCAAAAACGGGGATTATATTCTGTAAATATACCCCTAAATACATCGTTACCTGCTTGTGCAACTTTTAAAACTACGTTGTTTGCGTTAACACTATTGCTTGCAAAAGACTTGGCAGCAAATTTATTCATGTGCCAATACTCTAGTTTGCCAAGACGCATGACTGATACAGTAGTCATTCCTGTTGGGGCTGGCTCTACTACACCTTTGCTAATGTATTTAGCTTTTTGTATAACCCTATCTTTTTCACCTGCTTTAGCTACATCAAAAGTTTCTAACCATCCCTTGTTCTTTTGCATCCATTGGATTGCAGTTAACTTGGCACGGTTCATCTTCATTGCATCAATAAGCATCAAATCTTTTTGTACCGTTGACAACAATACATCAGCTACAGGCTCAAACGTGCCTTTAGTTTTCATTATTTTAGAGTTAGCTAATGTCTGTACACCGTACTTATCAATACGATTTAACAAAGATTTTAGGTTATTGAAGGATATGTATTCAACATTATCCAATAATTCTTTAACTTGTTTACGGCTAAACATCAGACTAGATTTAAACAACTCACCCATGTAATCCATTCTTACTGCATAAAAATCAGTTGCAGCTTTATCTAAGGCAGGGTGATTCTTTTTAAATTCTTTGTAGAGTTCCATCGCAGAACGTCCACCCTCAATTTCGTTACGTATTATCGTACCGTCAGGGTCTACTCTTTTTAGTTCTGCCCACAAACCTTTAGGGCTTGCCATGCCAGCACGTTGCTTACTCATAGCTAAGTTACGTAAAATAAGCATTGTTGAAAATGCTTCTATTGGCAAATTCATATCTTCTAGGTTACGCACAATACGTTGCATATTGCCCATGTATTGTTCCATAAAGCCTTGCTGGTAACGCCAGTTTTCCATTCTGTAATTTAAGTTTAGCGTTTCGCTATCCATCCAACGGCCTTTGCCTAATTGGAATGTTCCCCCTTCTGGCCCTTGAAAGCGTCTGTAGAACCAACCCATAGTATCAATGTATTGAACATTGAAATTATCTACGTTGTTTTCTTTAAAGACGTTTTCCATAGCTTCCGCTACTTTTCGGTTACTGGTCTTTGTCATGTTCATAAGGCTTGTATAAACTTCTTCAAACCTAGCAGACTTACCAGCTACCATTTTAAATTGTATATCCTTTAACGCATCCATAACTTCAGGACGTTTTGACATATAATTTAAAAACAACTCGCTTGACCTTGGGGCATTTACATATGTCCAATTTGGACGCAATAAGAAAGCCATCATAAAATCAGCCATTAATTCAGGACTGCTATCACGGTACTTAGTGTATTTTGGATCGTTTTGCCTGTTAAAAGGCTTCCATGTAGCTGATAACTTTTGCAGTTCTTTTGTGATAATAGATATATCTACAAGACCACGCTCAGTCATTTCCCTTTGCATCATTCTTGCAAACACATCATTAGCTTCTTTACGTAATGCTGCATCTGAAACATCAGGACGTTTTGCACGTTTAGCGTTTATGCCTTCCACAATACTTTTAATATGTGGGTCAATCATTTTACGCATTGCGGTCTTAGTTATTTGCTTTTTTAAAGCACCGCTTAATCCTATAAAAGCATCGTAAAATTCAGGGTCAATCCTAGCCCTAATATCAGGGTCACGAAATATATCTAGTATTTCTTCAGGCTTGATCTCTAATTTAGTTTCAATCTCTTTGTCTGTTTTGTTTAAATTTTTAGCTGCTTCTGCTTCTGCTTTTGTTCTAATCTCTGCTATTTCTGCTTTAGTAGGCAACGTTCCGTCTTTGCCTGTAGCATCAATCCATTCGTTCATATACTTTTTCATTGCAGCCATACGCCCAAGAATGTTGTTTTTGCCTATTGTTGCTTGAGGCAAATAGTCCAACAAATGACCAATTTCGTGAGCAAGGGTCATAGTAAAATCTTTAGGGTTTTCTTGCAAAGCCCTATTAACAGCCACTTCTAACTGTTTAGGATTAACTTTACCGTCTGGCTGGGTGATAGATTTAAAGTATCCACGTAGATTAGACTTCATACGTTTTACTTGTGGTGTTTGATTAATTAACACTTCTGTAAGGGCAACTAAATCAAATGTATCAAGACCCTCTCTAAACAAGTCTTTCCATGCTGCGTTAATAGTTACTTCAGATGGGGCTACTTCATTAGGTGCACCCCAAGGGCTACCATCACTTTTTGAATGATCGTAATATGTTTTATCGCTATCCCGTTTATAATTTTCGTAATAGTATTCGGCTTGTTCCTTCATCTTGCCCTGTAATACTTTACCCCTTACGGCAGCAATAACTTCCCCTTTGCCACTTAAAACCACAACTCCACTATTATTTACTTGAACCTCTGCATCTTTGCCAATTTTTCTATTAAAAGCACCACGTTCTACATATCTAATAATTGCGTTGTATATGTCTTTAGGTACAGCAATAAATTCTTTACCTGCTGATTTCAGCACAATCATGTCAAATTTAGCACCTGTTGTGCCGCCAGCCTTTATTCCAAAAACAGGGTCAACTTCTACAAATTTGGAAGATGGTATCTTTCCCATAACCAATTCAAAAAACGCACCTTTGCTGTTAGCCTTTATTGGTTTGTTTGTTGAACCAGTTTCTTTTGCTGATTTTTTAAATATTTTTGCTAACAAAGGAAACGCAGCTACATCAAAGAAAACATCTTTAGTACCAGCAGCATTTTTGGTTGTTACTATTGTAGCGTCTGGGTCTTTAAAAAACGTTTCTGACTTTTGTTCTGATTTTACCTCTGTTTCAACTTCTTCTTTGAATCTAGTTTCTGATTTTTTAACTTCTACATCTTTGCCTGTAGCTTTATTTTTTACTGTTACTGTTGGCTGCACTACTTCTACAACATCAGGTTCAAACACTTTTTTAACTTGCTGTTCTTTAAAGTCAGTACGGACTTCGTTTGTAACCGTTACTTTGCCGTTAGCGTCTACTTCTACTTTTGTTGTGCCAACAGGCTCATGGGCTGTAACTTCTGCCTCTTTGACAAAAACTCTTTCCCCTGTATTTTCTTTTTGAATTTCTAATTCGTATTGCCCATCCTTATCAGTTCTGCGTCCTACAACCTTTCCTGTCGATGTACTGCTTGCAGATGTATTAACTACTGTGCCTAATTCAAATTTAGGTTCTGGCACAAATTTAGTATCTGTTGCCGTTTCCATTTTGTTAAGCATTGCTTGTGATTGATTGATAAAGAATTCAGGTTCTTCACCACGTTGCAATTCGTTTTTAATATCAGGACGATTTTTAGTAAGTGTATATACATCTTTAGGATGCCACCCGTATTTACGGTAAATTTCGCCTAACCACCCCATGCCCTTTTGTGCTCTATTCATGCCAAATATCATTACGGCTGCGTGAGCAAAATCATGTCGTGTAGGTGCTACGCCATTAAAAATAGACGTAAGGGTAACCATTGTTCCTATTTCGGCACTATAAGCTGCACCTGTTGTAGCAACGTCATATACTTTTTCAGCACCACCTTTAGTAAGGATCAATTCACCCTTTTTGTTATACTTTGCCCCTTGTTGCAAAGCGGCATTTGGCAATACAAAAGGTTTTAGACCTTGACCAGCTAATCTAAAAAATTGGCCTGTACCTGCTGTTGCCCCACCTATTGTTCCGTATTTGATCCCTGTTTTAAATGTTTCGGCTTTGAACAATTGTTCCATAACCTCACCCATGCTGTACACTTTACCTTCAGATAAAGCCCTCATGTAAATATCACGCAGCATTTCTGGTACAGCAAACGCACCTGCACCGCATATTACTGGTGCTAATACTGCTGATCCACCGCCTGTAGCTAGACCTGCACCTGCATTTAATGCAACGCACCCACCTACCATAAGGGGAAAGTCTAATGCCATTGTTGCAGTTGATTGCAGTATGTCTTGCCCGAAACTTTGTGTTTGCCACATAAACGTTTCTTGGTAGGCTTCTGTAGGTGTCATACCATCTACAGTAACTAATTGATGAAAATGAGCCACCAACCCTGCAACCGACATAGTTGCACCTTTTTGCCATACTGTATTTGGCCCTGCACCACCTGAATATCTTACAAACTTACCTGCACCTGATTCAATTAGTTTTTCAGTTACCCACCAATCCACACCATCTTGGCTAAAAGATGCCAGTTCAGGTAATTGGTATTTGTAGTTTGCAGTGTTAAATTCATTAAATGTTTCGCCTGAACGTTCATCAAAGTTAGGTCTTGGAACAACAAATTCATCAGGCACTACATTTGTTTGTAATACATTGTCTGTTTCTTCTAATTGTTTTGTTAATTCTTCACGCTCTTTTGAAAGTTTTTCTAATCTTTTTTGTCTTTCAAGAGCAGCTTCGCCTTCGTCTTCTGCACCTTCTATATCACCAGTGTTTATGCCCTGTTCCATTGCATCCAATGAAACGTCTTGCATATAGTTTTCTGTGTCAATTAGCCTGTTAATCTCTTGCAGACGCTCTTGTATAGCTGTTTTATTTGCTAATGCTGAATCATATGTTTCTTGGTTGATACCATTTTCTAATTTGGTAGTAGCATCTTGCAGTTCTTTTAGTTCAGCTTCCAACAACTCTGGGTCGCCATATGGGTTCATTCCCATGCCCATTCCTGTAGCGTTCATTGCAGTTGATTGAGCCATATCTACAATAATGTCTGTAATTCTTCTTTTGTTTTTTTCTATTTGCTCAGATCGTGTTCTTATAGAAGGTGGGTTTATTAAATTTAAACCTTCCGCCATTGCTACTTTATCGCCCTTTGCAATACGTGGTAGCAAATCTTCCATTCCATCTGTGTTAAGCATTTTTGCCCAAAACAAGGTTCTTTGTAATGGTATAGGCAATTTCGCTGCATTTTTATGTACCATTGCCTCCTTTAATTGAGGCGGTACTTTAAACTCAGGGTTAATTAATTTTTGGTCGTTAATCCATGTTTGAATTAAACTAGGCAATTCTTCATTGTTAAGTTGCCAAAGACCAGATTTTGTATTGTCATCATTAATAATATTTGCGTTGTCACTTTCAAAACGTGCAACAAATGACGCATATTCATTAAGAGTTTTTGCACCAAAATAATCTGTTATGCCATCTGAAATTAATTTTTCCTGATAATTTACAGTGTATTTGCCTGTGGTGTAACCTGTATGCAGCACACCCATTTTATCTTTTTCTTCTTCCGTAACACCTTCTTCATCCCTAAACAAAATTTTAGTGATACCTGCTGGCGGCCTTCTGTTTCGGTTGTAAATCTTTTTTTGACCATCTGTAAGCTGGTCATAGAACATTACGCCTTCTTCAGTAGCATTTTCTATTTCAGCGTTTACGTTAGCCAGCAATTCTGAATTACCCAACATTTGCGTATTGAACAATGTTGCTTCCATTGGGTCAGCATTTTCTTTGCTTTCAACTTCTGCATTTTCTAATACAGAATTAGCTTCAGAATTTACTTGATTAGTTACGGCTGTTTCTTCGCCACCGCTTTCTATTTTTACAGGTTGTCCATCTGTTTGTAACAATGATGTTTCTGCATTTTTATTTGTTGTAAGTGCCTTTTTTTCAGCAGTTAACGTTTCTGCAAAACTTTCTGATCCGCTACTAATATGCTGTTCGCTTGTTAATACAGCTTGATTAGATTCATGGTTGTCTAAAATGTCTTCGTAATCACCGTTATATTGCTGCTCAATTCCATAATGATTGTTAATTTGAGTATCAGTAAAGCCAGCTTGCTTTAAATATGGCCTACGATCTTCAATGTAATCTAATACAAACTCGTCAGGGAAACCTGCTTGACGTAATTGCAATGCTGTAATTTTGCCATTCATTAGTTATACATTCCCCTGTACAAAGACAGACTTGCATCTGTATCAGCATCAGTAGTTTGCAAAGCATCTACTCGCTTTATATAATCTGCAATTGATTCGTTTTCTTTTACTGCTGGTACTTCTACATCTACTGATGTTGGGTCAGTTCTAATACTGCTGCCAGCCCATTTTTCAGCATCAATCCTATAGGAAAACCCATTGTTTTTGAATATATCTGGTTGAGCAATATACTCATCAATATCAGATTGAAGTTGCGTTCCTTTAGCTTTTACCGTTTGATCTTTATATGATGTGACAAGATCATTTAGAATGTAATTACTGCTATTAGCGTTGCCTAGCATATTGTTATAAGAATAGCCGTTTTTCTCACCTTCTCGCAACAATTCATAAAAGTTTTCAACAGCACGTTTAGTTTCAATAGTCCATTTGCCGTTAATTTTACTCATTAACGCATTAAACGATTCAGGATCATTTGCATCAAGTGTTCTTAAATCTACCATGTCAGCATCAAAACCAGCAGTTTGACCACCAATTTCAGTGACTAAAGTTCTTATACCATCTTTAACCAAATTGTTTCTGTAATCGTTTCTGCCTCTAATATTTTTATCTATACGCTCATAATAACTTGCTACTTTATCTGGGTCTAACAATCCCTTCATAGCTAAAGACATTACTACTTTTTGGCCTTCTTCCTTGCTATCAATAGCACCAGTGTAAATTAAAGAATCCAAATAAATTTGAGCAGTATAGCCTTCTTGTGTATTCCATGATTTTGTTTTGCTTGAGGCATTAGATATAGCTGTTGAATATGCGTTTTCTAATGTTCTTTTTGTAGCTGGTTCTAACGTACTTTTTTGAATTTGCTCTAACAAGGCAGGGTTAGGCACTCCTGATATTGTCATTCCAACAATGCCATCAGTTATTTTCTTTTCTTCTACTAAATTTATTTTTTCTTTTTCTTGTTTAAAAAACGCATCTTGGGCTGTATCTTTATCACGGTAATATTTTATTAAAGCCTGACGTTCAGGCGAGTTAACATCTAATTTTCTTCCGTCTACAGTAGATATAGTAACGTCTTCGTTTTCTGCTGCTTTTGCTAGTTCTTCCCAATTAGTAGCGTCTTCACCTGTAGGTCTTTTTACTGGCGGAATTGATAAACCATTATGTTTTGTAATTTGAAGAAATGCCATTTTCTGATTAGCCAATGCCATTGCATTGCCCATATCAGTTTGATAGGCTTCTACTCCCAAAAATCCCAATGTTTGTTTACTATCCATTGATGTTTTTTGGGTTGCAAAAATAGTTGTTATTTCTGCTACGCTAGTAGCGTTATTAATCTTTTTTTCAAAATCTACTTTGGATTGACCGTATGATCGTTCAGCTTCTTTTAATTTTATTTTAACGGTTCTGCCACGTAATTTTTGTAGCCCATTAGTGTAATCAAGGTCATGCTGCTGTTTGTATGTTTTCCATTCATAGTCATCCATGGTTTTCTTGCGTTCTGTCGCAAGGCCATCCATGGTTTTTTTCCACTCAGTTTCCCAATTGTTGTAGTCAGTACGCATATTGCTATCTATATCAAATAGCAAATCGCTTTCTTTTGTAAGCGTTACATTATTAGCATCTTCGTGTTTGGTTTGAATTTCAAGATCACGCATCCGTGCATCAAGTTTAATCTTGCTTTGAGCATAGCTTGCTATAGCTTGTACTGCACTAGCACCTGCTTGTGCTATTGCTGCTGTACCTTGCGTACCAGTAGACAAACTTCTGCCACTGTTTATGCCGCTTACACTCTGGTTATAACGAGGTATCTTCATGATGTTGCTGTCCCCGTTGTTGGCGTTGTGCCGCCACTTGTTGTGCCTGTACCGTATTTAGCGGCATAATCTGCGTCAGCTTTAAATTGACCTACGCTTGCTGCACTACTTAGCAACGTAGAACCTATTTGATAATTAGCTGATGTTATTGCCCCTTTAAGTTCGCTATCGGCTGCACCTTTAGCCAAAGCTACGCCTTTTTCCAAAAACCACATATCGTTTTCAAATTCATTCATATCTTCTGCTGCAACTAATAAGTTGCTGCCTGTAAACATTTGTGCACCTGACGCACCTACAGCCGCACGTTGTTCAGACATAAGTTTCTTTTGGTCACGTAAACGTTTGCCCTTTTCATAATGAAAATTTAATTGACGCTCATAATCTTGCCATGCAGCGTTTGCTTTCATTTGTTTTTTCTGCTGCTGAATACCCATAACGGTTACAGCAGTAGAAGCTACCATTGCTGGTATTACCCACCATGCCATTATGAATCCCCTTTCTTAATCACTTGTCACCAACGTTCCTGTTATGCCTAATACCGTCATTGGCAAAGGCTGTGTTTGCTCTATAATTACTTGTCCATCCCTATCCCAACCTAAATTAGTAACACGCTTATCACCTGAAAATGGTGCTATACTTTGACCCATAGGTGTAGCGGATGTTCTAAAAGGTATTTGGTCACCATTAATGGTTGCACCAATTGTATTTAAAAACCGTACTGTAACTTCGTTATATCTTTTTTTACGTGCTTGCGGTGTGCCAGCTTGTGCACCTGCCTCTACACGCATTGTTTTTAATCTGCTAACATAACCCATACCAATTTCAATTTTTTTATACCCACTGCCAATTGGTATACTTACATTAATACTTCCGTTTGTAACAGTCTGTGAAGGGTACACAGCATCACCAATAAGGACTTGTACAGTTTCCCCTTCTAAATGTTCTAGGTTTGAAATTGTTGAAGATGAACCATTAACAAGACCAACTAGGGCACTATCCATATTAACGGTCTTGTCTAAATACTCTACGTATTTTACTTTTTCGTTGTTTATTGTACGTTCTACCACCATCCATACTTGATTTTCTTCAGCTTCAGAAATGCTAGTAATAGATTTTACTTTTGAAACACCAGCCAATATATGATTGCCCGTGCCTGATGGTATTTGCACAATAGTTCGATCAATTGCTTGCTCGTATGTTAGAGCAAGTTCTATGTTATTGGCATCTTTAACAACAACATAATAGAATTGACCTTCTTGCAATCCTGATATTCGTGTGTTTCCATTAGCACTATATTGGACTGCATCACCAGTTTGGTATCCATGTGCTGTTATCTCAATAAACCCATTTTGCAATGGATCAGTTGTGTTATTTGTAATGTCTGTTGCAGCATTAAATATTTTTTTGTTTTGACCGCCAATAATATGCCTATGCCATGCAACAACATCTTCTTCACGTTTATACGTCATACCTAATAATACACCGTCATCACGTACTGCCCAATAAATACTTTCAGGCTCTTGTGCGTAAGTAACGTCAAATACACCATTTCCTGTAATATGTTCTGCTAACAAACACATATCTGGTGCAGCGTAGCCATCGTCTTCAAATTGGTATGAAAACTCACGTATCTTTTTACGTTGTTTTTGCACAAACAAAATAATGTTACCAATTTGTATTGGCTCTGTAGTCCACCCACCATAAGTAGTTTGCTGTGTAATTGTTACATTGTCGGGTTTTAGAGGCTCACCAGTAGGTCTACCTACCTTAAACTCACCACCAGCAGTACCAACAATTAAGTCACGTGCTGGCGAAAGCCAACGAATAACGTTTACTCTGTTAGCTGCAATTGTATAAATAAAAGCATCAGCAGCATCGCTGTTACCAACGTCAAAATCTGTATATAAACCTGATTGAGATGCCCATATTGTTTGTGGGTAATATGTAGACCCTGCAAAAACTAAACGTTGCTCATAAAATGAAACTGTACGTGGGTAACCAAGAATTTCTGAATAAGCACCTAAATACCAATTAGTAGAATTATTTGACGTTATTGTTTTTTTAATATCCCATCTGGCTACTGTAGTGCTGGTTATAGAAGTGATTACACCATAACCATCGCCAATCTTTACTAGCCTTCCAATATCACCAGCTTGCCAACCATTAACGCCACCATCTGACTTAAAATCAGCATTGTTTGCTGTCAAACTTCTGTTAGTGCCTACAGCAGTAGAAGAAGAATTTAGTGTTCTATTGCCTGTATTTTTATCTAAATACGGCCCGTTTTTTAATTCTTCATCTACAATTGTCCAAGATGTATGCCCTGTTCTTGATAATTTTTTAGGCGGCATACTTTCATGCACGATGTACATAACATCAGCAGATTGTGTAAATTGTATTTCGTACAACATACTTTCGGTAATTGTAGTAGCAATTTCGTACACTCTATTTACTTCACCAGCACTTGCATACGCAGTAAATGATGTACTATCTAAGTTTGTACCGTCTAGTTTTTGTAGTTCAAACGTGTTTGCAGTTTGGTTTGCTACTAAATATCTATCAGTATTTATTTCAGTCATGCCAACAACATTGTTAAGTATAACTGTATCGCCATTGCTGTACCCATGGCTTGCGGCTGTTACTACGGCTGGATTCGCCTGTGTAACATCTGTAACTGTTACGTCATTTTCTAAAATAGCACCGCCATCTTTGTAAAACCTGATGTATTGGTCGCCAAGTTCAAGCACATAGGCTTGCTCTACGTTAAATTCAAAAGGAATAATACGTACAGTCTTTGTAGCGTCTTTTACAGGGGCAACATACCTTGTGCCGTATCTGCGTTGTGCTCCGCCTTGAGGGAATACTGTTAGATTTTCAAGTAACTCTACTCCGTTGTTATATTTTTTAAAGTCAGTTTGACCCGCAATTTTTGGAGTTAATTCACCTGCTGTAAAATTGGTTTGAAAAGGATGTACACGTGCCATTATTTTCTAAAATCCGTAAATGTGTTGGAAACAAGATCGTCAATATATCCTTCTTGTCCATCAATGCTACGGGCTTCAGATAATTTCTGTTGATAGGTTTTGTCCATTTGTGTTTGTAATGCTGTACTTCCAGTTACCGCATAGCACAAATCTACTGATAGTTTTGCTGTTAACAAATCTACAAACATAGAATCATAAAGTGATGGATTAGTGATTCGTGCAACATATAGAATTTTTGCTGCATCCTGATCTGTTAGTAAAACACGCCCATTTGTAGCATCGTTTTCTATTTTAAAAATATAGTCAGGAAATTCCATTTCCAAAACACGTAGACAATACGGGTCATTTGGAAGTGAATACATATAGGCAAACCCATATTTAGGTACTGCACTTAATTTACTTAACGATGCCCTAGTAATAGCAAAATTCCACGGGTGTGACCGTAGAATGTGATCTCTTGCGTCAGGGAAAAAAGCGTTACAAAGTCTGGCACGTTCAGTATCGTCTGAAAAGCTGGTGATAGGATCATCACCTAAACGCCTTAAAGCATTACTACATATTGATACGTCTGTTGCCATATTTTCACCTTAATGGGTTAACAGGGGTAGGTACATCGGTTTGACCCACCCCTGCTAATTCCTTTAGTCGGTTACATACAGCATAGTCAGTGTAATTGTACCTGTACCTGCTGCACCACCCATTGTGACTGTAACTGGAACACCAGTGTAATCAGCATTAGTTTCAGATGCGAAACCTAAAGCAAGCGTTGCACACGCATCAACCACTTGGGCTGCTGTGGATGCTGCTGCTGCTTTGTAAGCACCTGCTGCTGCTGATACTGCTGTACCTGCACTGTCTGTATGTGCTGCATAACCTACGGCTAGAGTAGTAGAGCCACCTAAAGCATCATGCCCTAGTTTTGCACCTACAATCCTTGCACCGTTTGGAAGGTTAAACATTTGAATGACATCACCACTAGCTAATGAAGATGCCTCATACTCTCCGTATGCGACACGTACACGCCCAGCCATTTCATTCGTTTTAGTTTTTTCAGAAGGGTCGTTAACACCCCACTGTGTTTTCTGAATAGAATATACAGTAGCCATTTATCAATCCCTCCTTTATTCTTGACAAGCAACTTCTACCATTTTCTCGTCTTCTACTCTCGTAGCTCCGATAGTCATGGATAGAAATACTTGGGTTGCATAATTCTTGTCTGCACGTTCAGAAATTTTTGTAGCAATATCTGAACCAACAGCAAGACCGATTGCTGATTTACAAAAAGCCAGCACTTGTCGATTACCGTTTCCGTCCAAACCTAGACGTTCTGTACGGATAAAATTAAATCCTAGATACGTGTCGATCTGTCCTTGAACAAGAGCCTTAATGCTTGCGTAATCACTAGAAGTTACCTTCTCAATGTTCAACAAGTTAGACATTTGTTTGGAAGTGGCAATCATGTAACGAGGCTCATCTGGGTCAACGTCATTAGCATCCAAAATCTCTTTGGCTGTAATTAGTTTTTCCAGTGTAAGACCAGCACTACCGTGTGCTACTTTTTGACCAGCAGGTAGAGCAATAGTTGTACCACCAGCTACACCGCCAAAGGCATTGCCTGTAGCAGCTTCAATGATAGCGTCATCCATTGATCGGCCCATAGCAAATGCACCAGCTTGAGCATATTCGCTCGTTGGTGAAATTAGCATACGAACCTTATCTTCTTGGTCGATTAAATCCGCCCAATCGTAATCATCCATTGTGACTTTACGTCTTGAGTGGGGTGTGTCCATTCTTGGCGTATCTGCGTGGCGTGAAGTACGCTTTGCAGCAGCAACAGCACCAATTCTCTCAAAGAAATGTGACTTACCTGTAATAGTTTCGGTACGTACCGCATCTCTCAAACGAGAACCTTTCTGTTGAGCCAAGTGAAACACATTACTTTTGTACTGTTCTACAAAAGCGGTTGTGATTTGCACTGACATATCAGTTCCTCTCTTTTTAAGTTATAATTAAACACAACAACATTGTTATGTTTGGTTTGCGGTATTTGTCCTACAAAGTAGGGAAACCTTACAGTAACGCACTGTCTAACGGTGTTTTAGGTCACATACCCACGATTCAAGTTATCCTAACGGACTTAAATTCGTACTTTATCATACCATATAACGAATTAATTACCATACACTTTTTCATGTAGCTGTTTCATACGCTCTATAGCTGTTCTATGATCTGGGTGTGCAGCATCAAAATATGGATGTTTTGTGTTTGCCATAGTCGCATTAATTTCATCTTTTGCGTCTAATGGCGATACTGCAACATTGCTATGTTGAGTATTTTTTGCCATATCTTCTGTAACTTCTGAACCCAATCTTGCAAACAATTTTACTACTGCTGGGTGATTACCTGCTGATGTATTCATTAAATCCATAATTTCATCATCGCCATAAACTTGTAGTGCACGTTTTGCTGCACGTAAGTTTTTGTCGTAATCAATACCCCATTCCTGTTTTAGAGTAGAAGTAGTTTCCTCTGCTTGTGCTTGCAATGAAGCTGGTTCGTTTGCCAGTTCATGTTGTATTGCACCAGCTTGATATTGAATTAAAGCGTCTACTTGCGATTGGTTTAAGCCAATGTTGTGAGCAACGCCTTTAAACTCATTTAACGCACCTTCATCAAAATATGATGATAGTTCCGTAGGCACTTTTGTTTCATATTGTGATGCTTCTTCTGGTCTGCCTAGTTTACCGTAGAGTTCTTTAAACTCATCATCAGTCTTTGGCATAGGAATTCTATTTCCCATTTGCTTTTGCTGATGCACAACAGTCTTGGCAAGACTTTCAACATCTTTAAAGTTATTAAGGGTAGGGTCATTTCTTAGATCGTCAGATAGCATTGATTTCCAGTCTTGGTTATCGCTGCTACCTTCAGACCCAAGAAAAGTATTGCTACCTTCTTCGGTTACCTGTTCGGTTTGAACGGCCTGTTCTGCTTCTGACATAATTATTCTTTCCTTTCAGTTATCATTGATTTAATGCGTAGCAATAAACTACGCTGCCCTTCCTTAAAAGCAGTGTCATACGGGTCTTTGCTGTAACTTAGTCGGTTTCCGTATGCTGATTCTAAGTCTTTTAGCACTTGCTCACCAGCAGGTGAGGAAAAACACTGCTTGTAAAAAGATACAAGTTCGCTGTGTTCACGTGCAATATCGAAAAATTCTTCTGTTTCTGTTTTTTTCATTTAAATTTATTTTTTATCCATTTGTAAGCGGCATAACCTAACAACAAGACTACAATAGTTCCTATGCCATCTACCCACGATGTTTCATTCATAGCGTTAACAAGGTCTGCTGTTAGCCATTCCATTACATTAACTCCGATCCGTCACCTGCACCCATAGCTTGTTCTGCTTCTGCATTAGCTTGTGATAAAACATCTTGTACATCAGGGTTAGCAACTATTTCAGATGCTTGGGCTTGTGTTTTAGCTACTTCTGCTTGTTGTTGTTGTGCCATTGCTGCTTGTTGCTGTGCTGCTGCGGCTTGTTGTGCTTCACGTTTTTCTTCAACATCGTCTTTACCATTTAGCACAGAATTAGGAACACCAAGTAATTTAGCCCTCATTCTAATAGCTTCGTCATGATTTATATTGTCCATGATAGCAGGGTCAATTTGTGCAATATTCATAGCTAATTGATACAAACGATCAATAGCATTAGCTTCTTCCATACGTTGTGACCTTGCTAATGGCCCTACGTATTCAATATCCATTTTAGTTTCTTGTATAATTTCTGGTGGCTGTCGCAAAGCACCAGCACGTAACATAATACCAAATGAACGTTCAATTAATGGATTTAAAAATTCTGATTGGAAACGCCCAAGGGTAGGGCCAAGTAGTCTTTGCATCAATTCGTAACGAACCTGCACTTCCGTGGCTGTCATTTGAGGGCCATCTTGAAGCTGTAACTGATCTGAATAGTATGCCTGACGAATAGCAGTACGTAACTGCCCTTCTTTCATATCTGTTATTTGCCAATTGTTTCCAATTTGCAACGGCTTTATAGCACCGTCATTTCTTACAACAGTTATACCAGCAGGTGTCGTTCTTACTCTGCCAATAACGCCATCGTCCTGTACCAAAAGAGGGGGGTCAATTGCTTTTGCCCATGCTTTAAGACCTATCTCTACTGCTTTATTAAGAGTTTTAATGTCTGGTAACGCATTATATGACGGGGAACGCCCATAAGTTTCGCCTGTAGCTTTAGACCAGCGAGGTACTAGATATGGAAATTCGTTGTATCCACCAGTACGAACAGTCATTTTATCTTCTTCGCATACGTGGCAACTATGAAATTTTAATTTTGTATTTTTTTGACCAGTACCACGCTCGTAATCTGCTTGTGGTTCTACTGCATGAATAAATGTAAATTCTTTTTCAGGTTTGTTTTTTGCAGCTTCTAATATCTTTTCGCCAAGATTATCTTCACCAAATTCTTGAATCGCTTGCCTAGCTGATATTTTATATTTGCGATAAACGGTATCTACCAAACCATTTACGCTTTCATTTACGTAATATTCTGAAATATGAAGTGTATTAAAATGGATGCCACCATCTTCAAAACCTTCGTTTGCTTCTTCAACAAACAAACAACCTGTACCAATAGACGTTAAATCTAAGTACATTTCATGCACTTCAGTATTAAAATTGCTATCATTAAAGGCTTCGTACATACGTTGTGCAGTATCTTCTAACCACAATTGCACTTCACGATCTTCGTTTACTTCACGATCACGTAACTTTAATGAAAACCAAGATAGGGATGGGGATGTTAGTGTGCCTTGCAATGATGCTGCAAGTAATGTATTTGCGGTAATAGCGGTGCTGTCGTATAAAACTTCAGTACGTTTTTCGCCTTTTGATCTAATGAATGTTACGTCTGCTTTACGAGGCATAACGTAATCAAGTATTTCTTGCCAATGATCTTCCCACGTTCCACGTGCAGAAGCCATCATGCTTTGTCTTTTTTTGATATACTCAAATGGCGATGCGTAATTCATTATTTAAACGTACCCCCTAGCATTGTTTTGCCTGTGGTCGCTTCTTCTTCAACTCCCATACCAGAAGTTAAAACTGTTCCATACATTCCACCCTTTTTTGAAGATAACATTTTAGCTTTTTCTTCAGCTAGTGCGGCCTCTTTTTTCTTAGTTTCCTCAACCATGCTATTATCAACAGGGGGTGGCATTGATGGTGATGACTTCATACCCATTTACATTCCCCTTTTAGTATTCCGTAAAGAGCCGCATCTACATACGTGCCCTTTACTTTCATTGCTTGCCTGATAACACCTTCTTTAACAAAACCTGTACCAGCCAACAATCTTTCATTTCGATCATACCCATTAACACACAAAGCACTCATTCTATGACATTTACATTGGTTAAAAGCATAATCAAACATTAATTTTATATTTTTTCTTTGGCATACCCTTGGGTTATCTATAGCAAGGTGAACAAAAATATTATGTCCATCATAATCAGAAAACAAAAGGCATCCCTGTATTTCATCACTTTCTTCATCGACAAACGCTATATGTCTATCGTCTTCAAACATTTCTCTAGCAATATGTGCTCTAGGTGCGATCCATTCAAACGCTTTTTGACGTATTGAATCGTCTACACGTGATACAATCATATTACGCTACTACTTTTTTCTTTTTCTCTTTACCGCCACCTAAAACAGTTTTGCCAACATTTGCTTCTTCAGTAATTCCTTCTGAACCTGTAAGCATAGTGCTGCCACCATAACTACTAGACGCAATTGCAGACTGCTTTCCTTTTTGTGTTTGTTTTTGACTTGCAGTTTCTTTTGCAACTTGTTGTACTGGGGGCGGTTTTGGCTTACTTATGCCAACTGCTTTTGATATTGCTCGTACTACACTACCCATAATGTTATCCTTCCTTTAATTAAATACGCTAAAGTTACTGTCAGAATATAATTGAGTAGGCTCGTAATTCTTTACTCTAGCCCGTCTAACACTCATAACAGCGTATCTCATAGCAGATATAACATCGTCATTTTTTGCAACGATTTTACCATCCTTACGATGATACATACGCATTTCTTCTAACAGTCTACCCTGATTATTAAAAATTTTCAATCTATTCGTTTGAAACCTTGTGTACATTTCTTGTATACCAGCTTCTACCGATATACCACCTGTATGATCTTTTTGACCTTGCTGTGGTGGGTTTGTGAAGTGTTCACGTGTCATATTCACACCTTCAGCACGATATTGCTCTGTTAATGATTTACCAGAACCTTTATCTGCTTGTCTTCCGTCCATAGGCCAAATTACAGGAATAAACATTCCACGTGCTTTTATAGCACTTGCATGAATAGGTACGGCTTCTTGACGCATAGAGTAAGTGTCGTAAATGTAAATAATATCGCTATCTCTATCCCAAGCAACCCAAGCTGCTGCTGTCGGGTGATCCCAACCAAAATCAAGACCACATATTCTAGGCCAATGTGACGGTATTTCTATTGGGTCACATACCATGTCATCTTCTGCCATAGGAAACACTAAACCTGAGCCTAATTGCGGAATACCTCGTTCACGCATTTTACGTTCATGTGCTGGTAACGCAGAAAGAATTTGCTCTCGCACATCGGGAGTCATGTGAGGTGCATCATCCCACCCTGCTTGCAACAAGGCTTGTCCTTCTCTAAGGTCATTGACAAACTGCGTTACCGTATCTGTCATACCGTTTTCAGGTGTAAATGTCATATAAACAATTCCGCCTTTATCAGCAGTACGAGTTAAACTTTGAGTGTAAATAGACTGTGGGGGTTCTTCGTCTAGCCAAATAACGTCTAGGCTTTCACCCATCCATTTTTCTTTGCCCATTTCGTAGGCTTTAAATGCTAATCGTGACCATCCACCAGTAATGTGTTTAATGACAAGACTATTCATAGCATTAGGAACGCCAGCTTTACGGACTGTTTCGCCAATTAATTTTAAAGGTATAGACCCTGTACCCCTAGCTGTAGGGTCATCAGGTTGCCCAACTAATTCTTTTTGGCAAATATCACGGGTAGTTTCATTTGATGCACCACCTGCCCACGCCCTAATAGGTCTTGTAAATCTTTTTCCTGTCCACCAATCAGGGTATAGTCCTGTAAGATGGTAGGCCATTTCCATAGCCCCACTAAAAGATTTGCCAATACGGTTGCCAGCCATAAGCAATCTTTGTTGTGCAATAGTATTATGGAATTTTTTTTGATATTCGTATGGGGAATAATAAGACATACGATTAGTCACTTTTCTGTGCTCTAATTCTTTGGCTATCTCTACAGCCCTAGCTAATACGTCTGTCATTACAATTTACTTAAATCATCACTGTGTACCATTACCCAAAAACCCTTGCGGTTTTTTTCGCATAGCACAACAACAGGTGTTTTGTTTTCTTTGTCTGCCATAACCTTTGTATCATCCCACAAAGTTACTGCACTATGTTTTTGACGCAATTTACATTCTATAAATAGCTTGTCGTGTATTACGTCTGCACGGGTGATCTTGCCGTTACCACCTGATAACGGTGTACGCTCACCACCAAAATAAGCAGCTACCTGTCTTTCCCTTTGTTTCCACGCTTTATCGCCCATAATGCAAATAGCATACCCCTATATTAACTAATGTTCAAGTAGTTAACCCAAGTTAATACCTAAAATACCCCTACGCTGTGTGAAAAGACCCATTGTGTAGGGGCAAGCACGGGCGTTTGGGGGGGTGGGGGTCGCTGTCGGGCACATTGGCAGGGCGATTCTGCTGGCACGGGGATTCTGTGGGCTGCTGGCGACATAATATCAGGGCAGGTGCAGTGTGTTTCCCCCCTGTATATGTCAACGCCTAACGGACAAGACCTTATATAGTCCAGCCGCAAGCCTGTTGCTGCCAGTGGGCGTGTGTGTGTGGAAGGAACGTTCTTTCTGGGGATGTTGGGGGATGCAAATGCCAGGGCGTTTACAGGATACGTTGTCTATTCCCCTATACGTAATGGAGCATAGTCAATGGCTAGTGTCTGT